TCTTTTTTCATACCCCGATTATAGCATATTCAGATATTTATTTCTCGTCGTATTCCATCTCTAGCAGCATCTCGCAGTAGTGTATAACCTTGCGAATATCCTCAGCACCATTCTTGTCACGGTGTCGAGTGATGTACTTGACCACGTTGCCTTCAATATAGCCGAGCTTATTCTTGTAGATGTACTCGATTGGCTGTATCTCCTGCATATAGTGGCTGCCGCCTTCTTGCTTATTTAGATAGCTCATGCTTCTTCCTCCTTTGGGTGATACACTTCCACAAAAGCATTGCAGTTAGGGCAAGAAAGATTGGTCACAGTGTGAAAATCTTCTGACTCAGGATCAATGTCGTGGTCGCCACCCCAAATTAATTCTTCATTACATATCCAGCAGTTCATACTTCTTCCTCAGATAGTTAAGTGACACAGGCATTTCATCACACTGCCCATCATTGACTTCATGTAACATCCACACACCACGCCAGCTACTGTTGGTCTGTGCTGTCAGGTAGTCCTCGTCATGCTGATAGAAGATACCGGCAAACAATCCAATCATAGGCTTCATGTCTGCTCTGTTGGCAAAGGCAATGTCTCTATCCTGAACGTGACCCATTACACAGCTCATGTGCTTCTTGGTTAGCATCAACTTGGCACTACTGACTGGCCGACCCATGATACCACTGGTGAAGTAATGCGAGTAGGCAATACCGTCAATCACTACGACATCCAGAAAATCATAGACCTCCCAGCCCATCTCTTCTAGCATCAGATCATCGTACCCTATCAGACCTTCTAGCTTTGCGTCTGACTCGATTGCTCTCTGTATGCGCTGCTCATGGTTGCCCAATGTGAAGACAAGCCTAGGGTTCCATCTCTTGTCCTTATTGCGGATCAGTCTTTGCTGCTCTTCCCTGATTGGATCAAGGAACGCTCTCATTCCGTTAATGCCTGACTCAACATCATGTACATATCGACGACCTTCAAAGGACTTCTTGCCTACATCCCAGCTCGAAAGGCTAGGCATATCCCAGTGATCTCCGATGTGGATGATAACGTCTGGCTTCTTCTCGACTGCATACTGCCCTGCCCACCTCAGATGTGAGTGGTCACTGCCAGGTTTTACCTGCGTGTCAGGGATAATCATGTGTTTCATAATCTACTCCGGTCTACTTATATGTACACTTTATGGCACTTTGTATACATATAGATACAAAAAAGCCCCCGTTAGGAGGCCATGTCTTGGTATGCAATTGCAGCTAGGCCACAGATTACGATGATGATTGCGATGGTCACGATAGAACCCCCAGTAGTAGAAGAGGGGCGGATTATACTCGCTATCGTTGATGATATATAATGATACATATTCATGGATTCTATATCAGTAATGGTATATCAAACTCAAAGTATTCAGAGAGTGCTAACATTATTTCTCGCTCAACTTCAGCGTGTATCTGCTCTCTGGTGGGTTCATCTGTATGCTTGAACGCTCTGTTCAATCCAAACCCTATGCCTTGGTCAACAGCCATCTCAACTATCTTGTAGCTTTTAGGCTTCATCATCTTGCTCTCTCAACTTACGGTTCTTCCATTGCTTATGCTCATCCATAGTCAGCAATATCATTCCTGTGAGAATACCGCCAACTCCGATTATGAAGATGGCGGCACCAAGGGCTTCCATTAGAATGGAATGTCTTCATCGACAGGGGCTGCGGCCTTAGACTTAGCTGGAGCAGCATCACCATCAGTGAAGAACACCTTTACGTTACCGAGGATAGGGGTCTTAACGCCCTGCTCACGTTCCTCAGAGGAAGTTGACTGAGATACAAAGCCATTGTTCTCGTACTGGTCTTGCTCGGCAGTATCAATGAAGGTAGTCAGGTCTAGGTAAGTACCTTTGGCACCCTCAAACAGTCGCTCTTTGTCGATCTTTGTTACGTCTAACTTAATGCTTAATCCAACTTTCATACTAATCTCTCCGTTTCTTCTACTATGGTTTTGACGGCCTTCTCAACTTGCTCTGCCATCGCTTCAATATACTTCTCGTTACGGTGCGCTCTCACTAATAGGTGTGGCATCTCTGGATGGTAACTCATAAAGTCCCACCACTCTCTGCCAGTAATCCATAAGCAACCCTGCACCTGCTGGTAATACTTTGATGGCACCTTACCTGCTCTCAGGTAGCTAACGTGTACCGAATCAGATGGACATTTTATCTCTAAACCACCTTGTTCTGCAACTAAGCCATCGGGACTACATCCAAACTCCTCGCTGTCATGCAGGATAAACCCTGTCTCGACAACCTCAAAGTCAGTGATGAACTCATAGGCTTCACGCGCTTCTGGCTCCAGGGCATTGCCCCTTTCCATATGCTCATTAGTGTAGAAAGGTTTGCTTCTACCAGTCAATCTCTCAGCTATCATCTCATTGATGTAGGACTCTGCTGAACTGCTAGGCTTACCACTACCTGTTACCAGTCTCCCAAAGTTAGAGGCTGATGGCCTGCCCAGTCTTGAGGCAAGCCACTCAGGGGAACCCTGCTCATCGGTGAGGATGATCATTTTACTTTTGCCTGTAGTGCGGCAATAGCTCTGGTGTGGTGGACAGCCAGCATATTATCTACAGAGTCTGTCTTAAAGTATTTCAGGAACTGCTTAACGTCTGCACCTGTCAACTCAAGTAGTGCTTTGATCTCTGACGACTGCTCTTCACTGACCACCTCAGTCTTGGTAGCCTCGGGCAAGTCTTCCCCAGCATATATATATATTCCCAATCCATGCATAGCTATAGCCTTAACCAAACACCGCATACGAGCATCACTGATGTCACGAGTGGTAGGGTTGACGATAGACTTATTGCGGTTGTCCATCACTGGGAGCCACATAGAGTGAGTTACACCCTGTACTGTTACAGATACGTTGACTTCTACTGTGTCATTCTGCAAGCAGTTGCCAATATCATACTCATAGGTAGAGTCAGGGTAATGCTCCATCAGGGTTTGCCATGCCCATGCCCATGATAGGTAGGTTAGCTTTCCTTTCTGTTCTACTTTAGCTGAACAGTCGATTGCGGACAGTGTTGCCCATACGGATTTTTTATTAGTCATTAGTTAAATTCTCCTGCTGATTGCATTTGTTCAAGGACATAGCGAGCGCCATATCCAATGTAGTAAGCCTGAGACTCATTATCCAAGGCTGGGTTTCCTAACTGACAATCCAGATCACCGCGATCCAGATCATCTAAAAACTTTCCATCTTCCATGTTATTCTCCTACCAAGTAGTATTCTGACACACTACATTCTTCACCGAAGCGATTGCTCACTTTGATTCGAGTCGAGTCTATCTGGTATCCCTGCTGCTTTAGGTCAAAAATTCTGCTGGCTAACTGGGTCACTCCCAGTGATGAGAATGCCTCCAGCGATGTGATGGTGTTGCCACCTTTGAAGTGCTCAATAATTCTTTCACGTTGTCCCATGTTACTCTCCTTTAATCCCATGTTGCTTGTACATCATATCACGTTGCTCACTGCTGCGGGCATAGCGATCTATCTGCGCCTTCATAAAGTAATTAACCTGCTTGTCGTGCTCTGCTTTACGGAGGGCTTCTTGTTCCTTCTCATACTGGCTTGGCTCTGGATCAATAGGACGCTTCTCATAGAAGTCAATGTCATCAGCACTACGGCCAGTCAGATCACTCATAAAGCTATTGAAGCATTCGTCTGGGCTACTGGTTCTTGCGGGGTCTTCATCTCGATAGTACATAGTTTCTTCCTCGTTGTGTGAGGTTGTAATTTACATCAGGCAAATTATTATGTCAACACCTATTGCAAATGAATTTACCGATTGCTATTATGTGACCTCACTTAACAAAGGAACAAAGCATGAACATTATTAAAGCGTTATCTTTCTATATGGAACAGCAGGGCTGGACTAAAGCAGAGTTGAACCGCCAGTCTGGCGTGAACCTGGAAACCATTAGCCTAGTAATGAACGGTCATCGAGGCGCATCATTAACTACTATGAAGATGTGGTCAGACAGCTTTGGCATTCCACTCAGTGAGTTTATTAAAGCGGGAGAATAGTATGGAGAAGAAGGGCTACTACGCAATGATACCTGCAAGTGTTAGGTATGATAAAAGGCTAAACGCTAATGCCAAGTTGCTCTATGGTGAGATCACTGCTCTATGTAATGAGAAGGGATACTGTTGGGCATCCAATAGATACTTCGCTGAGTTGTATGAAGTGTCTGTTCAGTCCATCAGCAAGTGGATTAAGAATCTAAGTGAGTGTGGCTACATCAATATGC